AAGTTGGGTCGCCTCGAAAAGAAAGGATTCAGTGTTAACAAGAGACTTACTGCATACTCTAACATAGACGAATTGAGAACTGAAGTGAAGCGGATCACATACAGTATTGATGTTGAGCAATCTATTCGCTTCTCTCGGCGTATGTTGGTTGCTTGTGTGACTGGTCTAGAATTCCTCAACAAGAGGTACAACCCCTTTGAGATCCAACTTGAGGGTTGGTCGGAGTCTGTCATGGAGAATGTAGATGACTATGATGGAGTCTTTGAAGAGTTGTATGTCAAGTACAGATCCAAGGTCAATGTCGCCCCAGAAGTCAAGCTTATCATGATGTTGGGTGGTTCCGCGATGATGTTCCACTTGACAAACAGTATGTTCAAGAGCGCTCTCCCCAATATGAATGATGTTCTCAAGCAAAACCCAGAACTTATAAAAAATATGATGTCCGCAGTTCAAAACACGACGAGATCACCCTCTGGTCCAGCTGATGCTGCTCCAGTTGGAGGCACTGGTCAGTATGAGATGCAGGGACCAGGGATTGACATCTCAAGCCTTATGGGTGGTGTCATGATGCCACCCCCACCACCAATGAACACAACTATACAACTTCCAGTGAGTGAACAAGATGATGATGATATGTCGGACATTGTATCAATTTCGGGCGAATCCACAGGTGGTGAAGTCAAGGAAGTGAATGTGGATAGCACCTCCAAGTCAAAGCGTGGTCGCAAAAAGAAGAAGACTGAAATTAATCTCTAAGTACAGTATAAATGATAGGTTACTGTCCTTTGGAGGATCTCGAACCTCCTAAGAGGCAACAGGTCGCGCCTGCACCTGTTGTTCAACCAAAGACCGAAGCGAGTCTTGAAGAAACCGAGTGTAATTACGTCGTCATGGCTTTCATTGTCGGCGTTCTATTCTTAGCCGTCTCTGATTCCATCAGGGCGTAAATTGATTTTTAATTCTACCTTTGGGTTTTCCCCTTACGGTAAAATTATTTAATATGTAAATGCTACTATTTCGGTTTGACCACCTGTACCATCGTCAAGATCCACTTCGGCTGAAAGATCTCGTGTAATCTTTACAAGTCTGCCGTTGAGACTTGTGGCCGATATCAATTCTACAAATACATCATACGAATATATTCTTTCGCTATCAACATTGTATGGTGTTAAACTTATACCTCTCGCACCCGTTGTCACGGTTGAACTCCATGGATAACTGTTAGTCCCACCAAATAGATTCTTTGTTCCGATAGCGACATCCAAAGTAGATTGTGATCCATCACTGGTACCACCTTGAAGTTCTAAAATTATTGTACTTAAATCTACGACAGCGGATCCATCGGTTCTTCTCAGTATGGCTGTAACTTTTGCACAGAATGCTCCAGTTCCGAAAATGAGTTGAATATCTTTAGCAATACCTTCACCGATTGAGAATGATTGAGAGTACTTTTTACAAGCAACTTGATCAGAATTTGTGATGATACCACCATTCACATGAAGTTCGGTGTTTGCAGTTGCACCTTCCAAACCAATCCCAACTTGATTACCGAGATCAATAGCACCATCAATGACTAAATCACCATTCACATTGAGAGCGCCCTTTACGATCACAGTGGCGTTAGTTGAAGATGGACTTATGTATACATTACCAGTTGTATCTCCGTATATATTAGAAGTACCACCAGTTGTTTTAATTTCTACAATGGCATTCGAGGAAGAGCTCTCCACCCTTGGAATACCGTCATAGACATGAAACTTTGTAGCTGGACTATGTGTACCGATACCCACATTACTTGAATGAATCAAATGAATACAGTTTGTTTGAGTACTGTTATTGGCAACACCCATGACAAGTCCAGTTGTACTGTTATCGGTATTACTGAAACCTCTTATATACCCACCCTCACCACTTTCTGTGTATAGGAGCATACCAGTTTCTTTATTGTCACCCGAACTCTCAAGTCTCAAAAGATCGATGTTACCAGAAGTTGTGTCATATATATGAATATTTGAACTTGGTGATTCTGTCCCAAAACCAAGTTTACCATCGGCGTCAAAGCGAGCAAATTCAGAATCACTACTATCATTGATTTCGTGAACAAATGTTAACGCGCGGCGTGTGCTACCGTCCAGTACGCTTCTAATGATGTTACGACTTGTACCACCAGATGTTGTCGAAAACTCAATACCTGTCAGTTTGAATGAACCACCACCAGCAAACTCAACATCGCCATTGACGACAAGTTTTGTATTGGCACCTCTACCATTCGCATCAGATCTCTGACCACCGACAACTACGAGACCATTATCACAAACAACAAGTGGTTTGTCTGTTTGACCATCCATATCATCTAAAATATCATAAAAGTTATCACCCGAAGATGTGTATGTTTGGAACACATGTTCACCCGCTATGTGTCTAATTCTATCAGGACCTTCGTCAACCGACGAGGCTTCGTTACCCTTGAAAATAAGCAATTCTGTTCTTGAAAAATCAAGGTTATATGCACGCTCGATAATATGGGTATTACCAAATTCATCACCTGTGAGACCTCCGAACGAGAGTTGTTGTCCGACCACAACATTACCATTCACTTCAAGAGTAGCTCGTGGAGCGTCTGTACCCACACCCACATTACGGGATGTACCATCAATAAATACACCTATGGCTCCAGTGTCATATACTTTATTTGGGTTTTGTGTAATTCTAAAATCATTGGATCCAGATACACCAACTGCCCAACCCGAGGGATCTACATCTCCATCGGTTTGAATATAAGATGTAAATGCATTCCCCGCGTTTATATCAGTTTGCATCGCAATTATAGCATCACCAGATGGAGTTTCGTGATTGTGTACAAGAATACCGTTCGTTGTAGGATTTCCTGTACCCGTGCAATATACCTCCAAGTGTGCGGTGGGTTGTGTCGTACCAATACCCACACGCCCCTCACTTTGGAGTGTCATGATGTCTACTTCATCGTTATAGTGTTCATCTGACAAATATATATCAAGCTTTGACTTTGATTTCCCAGATGTATTGTCGTGCTTCCCCATTTTGAAAGTTGCTCGTACACCATCACGCGTGGCATTACCCTCGCGTGTAAGATGCATCACGGTACCCAAATCAGTTGTATCCACAATTGGATTTGTATTTGTCACGACGAGGGATGCGTTGAGATGATTGTACCCATCTCTATATTGTGGTTGATCGTTGATGAATACCGTACCACCAGAAGTGTGAAGCCGTCCAATGGGGTTCGCTACATTTATACCCACATTACTTGATTCCAAGAGGGTCAACTTTGGTGTCCCCATCGTAGGTGTGGTACTCGCATAGAAGTTGAGACCCTTTCCAGAAGCGACAATATTTTCAACCTTATTTTCACCACTCGCAACCGTTGAGTAGCTACGCATCGCAATGTTCCCCGTGGATCCCCAGGTGTTACCGGTTGCTATCGTATTACTGCCAGTGACATAAATGTTACCCGACACGGTGAGTCTCTCAGTTGGATTTGTAGTTGCGATTCCAACTTTGCCATCAGATGTAATCCGTATTCTCTCCGCATTCTTTGTTTTGAATCGTATATTTTGATGTGTGTTTGAAGTACTCGCACCATAGACCTCAATAGCACTCACATTAGCCTCGCGTGGACCGGATTTAAGTACGAGTACATTTGATGTACTGTCACCACCGAATCTATCTGCGTGCATAACCAGGTTTGAATCTGAGAAAATCAGTTCAGTTGTAAGATTTGTTGTTGCGGTATTACCCAATATTCTGAGGGTATTTATGGCTGTTGTGTTTGCGAATATTTTAGCACCCACAGAAATTGTATCCGTAGGTGATAGGTTTGAAATACCCGATGGAGCCGTACCAGTTGTGCGTATGGCATTCATCTGAACATTTCCACTAATTATTGCGGGTGTCACAGCTCCGGGTATCATGGTTAAAAGATTTCCCACACTCAATCCACCATTTCCAATTCTAACACCAGTCGCGTATATATTGCCTGTGGCGTGCATCACATTAGAGCTCTTGTCATCAAAAAAGACATTTGATCCCACACAAAGATCGTGTGTGGGGTATATATTTCCAGCACCAATGTTATTAGATGTGTAAATGTCACCGTACACATGAACATTCACTGATTTTGTATTGTCTACATTAATTGAGCTAGAGTTGTACCCACCATATGCATCCGTTTGGAAAAATGCCATTTCCCGACCCCTGTTACCCGCAACAAAACCGAGGGCTACATTCGAATATCCAACACCGGGTGTCATGACGAACGCAGTTTCCCGCGACAAAACATCATTTCCAAATCCCGAATGAATGACCACATTCGCAACTCGCAAGTCCTGTGTGACTATATAACTCGCAGTCTCTGTTACTGTAATATTACCCGTTACCGCAATATTACCTATAATATTCAAGTAACCTTCTTGATATACATTTCCTATTATTTTTGCTACATTTGAACCTTGATCCGTAAACGACACATTTGAACCAACACTTAGATTTGAGGTCTTAATGCCACCAACAACAGTTATGACATTTGAATTTGTTTCCTTAATACTGAGGTTTGAACCAGCTGTTATGAATCTATCAGTCACGATGAGATTTGAGGCGACCAAGTTTCCACTCACCGTCATAAGGTCACGACCTGTCAAATCAATGCTCACTTTATCAGTTACCTGAAAAGCCTTTGTTGGGTTTGTTGTACCTATACCCAATTGATTATCAACAAAAAAACGAGACGCGCGACCACGAGACTTTAAGTCAAATACAATTGTATCGTTTTCGTCAATATAAAGTTTGTCACTCACAGATATAGATTTTGTTGGTGCTGTATTCGCTATACCAAGACGTCCCCTCGTGCCAGCTTCTTCAACGAGAAGAAGTTCATTTGCTTCAACTTCTCTCGTTAAAATACTCTTGACACCTGTAAGAGTTTCCTGTTCAACGGGTTCTGCTTCCAGACTTGCAACATAAATCTGTTCGAATCTCGCGGTTCTACCCATTTATACTTTAGTTCCCGAATAAAATTCCAGCCAAACCATCCTTGATCCTGAGGACATTATAGTTTACTGCGTACACATAAATATCTTTTTGATCCCCCCTAAAGTTACCCTTTTCAGCTCCACGAATTATGAGTTTAGCATTGTCGAGTCTGCTGAAATTACATGTCCCGGATGGGTTGTATTCTGAAACATTCAAACCAAAATGATACGCAAAATATCGGGTATACATTAGATCTTCTGTGTCAACTCTGAAGTCAGTTTTACCATATTTTGACTTGTAATAATTTTGAACCGTGTGAAAGTATGTTGGGCTCATATTTTCAAGAAGTGGTGTACCATTTATGTGAATATCCGCATTCTTAAATGTAAAACGATCATTTGTTGGATCAATACTTGTCGCCGAATACCCAAAAAATATAGACTTCACGGGGTGATTAAAGGAACTCAAATCCAAATCATTGTATCCACCAGTTTGAATGGAGTTATCGACTACATTAGAAAGTGGAAAATCCAAACGCTGTGTTTGAGTAATTATAAAGTCCATCTGCCTTTTTACGAGAGATTCTCTCTCTTCTTTGTCGAGATATACATAGTTTCCATATACATTGATTCTCTTTTGAGAATTATTATAACCAACTAGACTTGCTTGATCAAAATTGATCCTCACTTCAACTTGATGATGAGCTAAAGATATGAGGGGTAAAAACGCCCCGTGATCACAAAAGAAAAAGTGAAGTGGTTGGAAGTTTCTGTTGGAAGTACTCGTTTTATTTGTAAGTTCCTCTTGTTTTACCCATGTTTCTGAAAGATAGTTTGGCCAGATATCAGCATAAAAATCGTAGTGCTGTGAATCAATTTTCTGACCACCCACATAAAGATCAATTGTTGAATTATACAAAAGATTTGATGAAACATTGGAGTTCTTATCAAGACCCTCAAACCAGAGACAATTTATAAGATCACCATAAACGGGAACTGTGAAAACAGGATCATTATCTGTGATGGTCTTAATAAGCTTGGGAGCCTGTGAAAAATTTGTGTGTCTCGTAAATTTCATACGAAAGAACGAATGACCTTCTTCACTATTAAGATAAATGTCTTGTGCGCCTTTTGAGACAAGTTGTATCAATGCACCGGACATTTATTTATTAGTCAGATTATAAAAACAGACACTTTCCCTGAGGGAACTCATTCTTCTTTTCTTCTTCGGCAACCTTCCCGTGGATCCTAAACCCACCTTGACGGTACACCTTGAGACGCTTATAGTACATAGCTGTAAATATGGACCATGGATCGTGGATGTCGTAGATATGTGGATTGTTCTTTTTACCTTTAGTCTCTCGCATGATACGACCTATACTTTGTGTAATATCGGATTTGGGGGACGCTAAAATGACCGTATCCAGGGTTGGTATATCTAGACCTTCGTGGGCTTGTGAGAAGGTGGCAAAGATGATCTTCTTTTGTGATGAGGCCTGAAGGTCGGCTTCTTTCATACCACCCATGTAGAGTCCCGAGTTTTTGGGGAAACATTGGTGGAGCATTTCACAGTGCCACCGACGATCACTGAGAACAAGGAGTTGCCTCGTTCCCGCAGAAGCTTTTTTCACGAGT